AGTAGGTGCATTTGTACCTGGTGGTGGTAGTGCTTCGGGTACTGTTGTTATGAATTTACAAATAGGTCAACTTCCGCCTGGTTTTAGGCCTAGTTCAGGTGTATCACAATTAATCGTTGCAAGAGGGCATAGAACTTCTGCTGCGGGAGGTATACAGACACTTGATACACTTCGTATATTATACATTCTTGCAAGTGGTGCAATAAGATTAGGTCCTGCTATATTTGATACAGCTAACCCAGCGAGTTCAAGTAATCCTGCAGCCCCTCCTGTACCATTTGTATTATATCACGAAGTGGATGTAACATTTGTAATTGACAGTCGTACATAAGGAGCATGTATGAAAATATTAATTAGGTCACCTATAACAGCTTCAAAGAAACTTGGAAGTAAAATTAAAGGTAGGTATAAGAATAAAGGTAAAGAGTATGAGATAACAGCTACACTAATAAGTAATGCTCAGTATGAATCTCGTATCAATCGAAACGAATCATTAACATATCAATTCAAAGACAATGGCTATAGATTTTATTCAAAACCAGGAAAACAACAGTACACGTGGGATTACTTCTGCGTTCAGTACAAATAGGGGGCGTAGCATAGATGCATTTCATTAGATTTTCTGCAAATACAACTAATATCTTCCCTCTTGCTAACACAGTTCGTGGCGGACAGTTAACTACTGAATTTAATCTTAGATCTCGTGAATCAGTAGGTGTAGGTCCAGCAAGCAGAGACAACGTTGTAGAGTACATGATAGGTCCGTCCTTTGTACACGGAGAGATGGATTTTTATGTTAGACCACAATCTGATGGATTAGGTCTTGTAGTTGAGCCCGCTGTACTTGAAATATTCCCTGGTAGAGCTGTACTTAACGGACATTTCGTTGAAAACCACGCCCCTATGTTAATAGATCTGCTGCAAGCTAATGCACTTGCAAGGCAGAATCCAGAGGTACACGGACCTGAATTAGCAGGTGACCTTATAGTAGGTATAAGGATACTATATGCAACTGAAGCTACAATGGCTAGTACAATGTTCCCTGAGAATGCAGAAGAAATGTATCAAGGTATACAACTTGTTGTCCTTCCACCTGCTTCAGGCAGAAGGACTCAACATACATTCAATTTACCGTCAGATGTACCTAAGGATCCTAATCTAGTAACAGCACATATTGAACTTGCTAGATTCCATTTTAGTAATGGTAGAATTACAGGTGCAAATGCTCGACATGATAGTAATCCAATTACTAACAACTACCCAGGTAAGACACAATGGATAGATGGTAGCAGAATATACAACATGGGTGATATCGATGGTAGGTTTGTTACTAAAACAGGTCTACAGCCTCATAAAGTATATGCTATGGCTGGTAGAGGTTCTGCTAATCAACCTACTTGGTGTGATATTACTGCAAATTTAATAGTGTGGGATAGAAACCCTGATCCTGCTGCAACAGCAGATCCATTTCAAGCACTAGTAGGCAGCGAAGCTACATTCGTTGCAGATATACCTGCGTTCAATGGTAGGGTTAAGCTTGTTATGCCTAGACGGCAAGTTGAAGGTATGACTGGTTCCGATGGTAATCCGAGATGGTTTTTACCTAAGATTACTGAGTTACCACTAGCAGACTTTATTCGAGGGACTTCAGGTACTGTAGACAGAAAGTATACAAATCATGTTAAACGTGTACTTCGTAAAATACATGAACTTAGTTCATTACGTACAGGTAAACAAAGAGCTTTTGTACCTAGACTTAATGCACGTACAGTTACAAGTGCTTGGGCTACAGATGGTGCATTACCTGTAATCAATCAAAACTGGAATCCAGGTGATTATGTACTTGTAGGTGAAGATACTACATTAGCTACAGCAGCTGACACAATTCGACCACCTTCTTCATTATATCCAATAATACCCGGTATAGTGTTTGATATAGGTGTAGCTACCCCGGTAGGTGATCCTGCAGACATATTAAGTATTAACACAACAGTTGATACAATTAGGCAAGGTACAATAGTACCAGGATGTCGACATTGTGGACGAACTATTGGTCAAACACACATAAGTACTTGCACATTGAGCGGATTGGTAACTGGTGCTCAAGTTAGTACCACCTTCTTTGGCAGTATAGGCGGTACAACGACAGGTGGTACACCTCATAATCATGACATTGAAGACAGTGATCCGAATATAACTAAAGTTACAGAGGAATCCGGAAATCATAGACATAGTGTATTAGATGGTAGCGGTGCACATGAGCACAATCCTCATCTACAGATAATGAACGATACACACGATCACAGGGTCACTACCACTAATCCATCACACAGTCACGGTATAGATTCTGATTCATTTAGTTGGCCTGCTCATACAATAACTACTAGTTTAAATAATCCTCGTGCAGATCAAGAAGGTCCTGAAAATCATAACCATACAGGTACAGTACCTGCGAGAAGCCACAATCATAGTCATGAAATATTCCCTGCTTCACAGGGTACACAAGTTGAAGTTCACCCCGATACTCATACACATGAACATGATCTAGTTCATAGGTCACCCGGTATACATGGTCATGATTCCACTTCAGATGAAGGAATACATGATCACGTATTTAACTTACCAGTTCATACACATGGTAGAGATGGTAAGACTGGTCTTGAAGGTCGTGATATGACTACAGGTGAAGGTGGACATACACATGGACTTGATCGTGTAGCTGTCTCATTAGGGTCGGGTACGCTAGGTGCCTCTATTACAGCAATCAATGAACCTTATGTAGGTGTTGAGGTAGGTAGACAGTCAGGGCATGGACCTCCACCACTTGGGAATAGTGTTGATGACATTCAACGACGAAGAGAATTGTTCGGTCTACCGTCAAGAGACGATATGGATTGCCCAGTTTGTACAAGTGAGCATGCTTACATACATGGTATACCGGCACAAGATTATATGGTATATGAGGATTATGAGATACCTTTAAGGCGTGATCTTCCTAGACATGGTGACGGTGTATTTCATGTTTTGAATCAAGCTGCAATGTTAAGCCAAGCTTGCAGAATATGTGGAATCAATATAAGTGCAGCACACAGAACAGGTGCAAATAGTTGTGTCGTTAATGGTGGTTGGGCAGGTACAGTTACAGCTGCTCACACATTGAATGGTGCTGGATTACAACTAGGTGATTATGTTACACGTGCTGATGATAATAATGTATGGACACCTCATCTATCACCAACTACGTTAATAACAAGCTGGGTTAACACAACTACAGCTGGAGGATTCACAAGAGATCAACTATTGACACCAAGATTCTATTGGTTCCAAGTTACCGAATCTGGTCCTACTCAATATGCTGATACCCCGGTAATCATGACTGGTGAAATACCTCTTGCTACAGAAGGTAGAGTTGGTGGGTTCTTAAATGTTCAAGACACCTTCTTAGATCAAGGTTACGTTAGGATGAATGAAGAAGGTCATCTTCAACTTATTGATTATGGGTTATTACGTACAGGTGTACTTGCGTACCAATTAGGCGAAGATTTTAGTACACCTCCTGGAATCGTTACAGCTGAAGTACAAGGTTTTCTAAATGAGTGGATAAATCAAAGGGTAGCGTTCCCTAATTGGAATCAACAGCAGATTGCTGAAGATCCAAATGTAATACACATATATCTCACACTTGCACCCGATGATCCCGGTGATATCAATCTCTTTGATGTTGATAGTAGATTTGGTACATCTATATTCTTACATATAAATGGTAATGCAAGTAGAGATACAATTATTAATATCAGTGATTGTCAAAAAGTTCGTATAGATCCAAATATAGGTGGTAATCCTACAGTTAATCTATATCGTTCAAATTTATACTATGATGCTGAGGTGCTTGATAAGTTAAATATCATTGATGGTTTAGGGTTATGGTACGAACGATTCGATGAGCTAGACCCTAATCTCATGGTTGATGGTATGACTGTGCGTGAAGTTGGTAATCCGATTATTCCACAAGGTACTCAGGATTTCAATTTCTGGGATATTGAGCAGCCGAATGATAATCATTTTCAATCTGCAGTTAGAAGTTTTACATTTGGAGTAGACGGTACCATTATAGGATGGGAAATTTTTATCAAAAATGAATCTACTGCTAATATAGCAATAGGTGATAACGCATTACGTAATACACAGATATTTTCATTCCCGTTTACAATACCTCAAGGTAGAGGGTTGAATTATCCAGTTACAAGAGTAACAAGACCATTGAAAGTGTCAGGTACATTTGTAAATGCGTATCCTACTCATATCGGTAATACACAACCATTCATAGTACTTCAGAATCACTTCACTGTGTTAAGTCAAGTTGCAAGTAATAATGTAGATGAACTAGATATTGCAGGTACTATAACAATTTTCCAAGATGCAGTTATTGTAAATGCTCAGAATATTGCACATGATAGTACTTATCTTGATAGTATGAGTCCAGGGGCATTCCATATATTCCAAGGTGGTAGTTTGCTCTAGGAGGTAAGCAATGTTAAAACTATGTGCAGCTTGTAATGCTGTATTAGAGAGTCCTTATAGTGGTAATGTAATTCAGCGGTGGCGTTCTGAAGGTGGTAGGGCTTATTGTATTTCTTGTTGGGAGAGATTGTTTCGTCATTTTGAAGAAATGAAAACTCCTAGTACATTAATGCATGATCTAATAAAGTTAAGATATACAGGTGATGGTTGGTTACCTAACTGGCCACCACATTTAATTTCAGATGAAGAGATGTGTGATGTATTCTTTCGTTGTACACAAGACCAAGTAGACAGAAGGGGCAATCCTATAGGTGCTTATACATACAAAGGATTATTCTTTCTTGAATATCCTTTACTTGATAAGTGCCTGAATTCAGAGACACAAGTATGTCCGTTCTGTCAGCGTATTACATTTTGTATAAATTGTCAAAGATGTCGCAGATGCCATCCTAGATGTCTTGTTGGTAGTAACAAAGCGTATAGTTCACTTGTTAAAGCTATTCATTACCATATTACAGCGTTTAAACAAAGAGAATTTCCTGAAGAGCGCATGCCCGATTGGATCTACAGTTATATGTTAAGGTCTGTTATTAGTATTAATAGTGATATACCTGATATACATGATCTCATTTGTCCACTAGGTGTAGATAATATTGATGATTATTTTGAAGGTGATCAATCAGTTGCATGTTTTAGAGCTAGTGATGACTGGTTACGTAGGGCAATAGGTACACCTAGGTATAGATTCCTACCTCCACTTAATTATCCTTATATGTGGGTAGAGCCTGGTGATGCAAATAATACTATGGGAGAATTTGACTGGGGTGATTTTGATTGGGAGAACTTCAATCCCGATGATTACGATTTCAAATGTTATCCTGTAGAGTGGGGGTGCCCTAATATTGGTTGTGATTGTGATAATTCAAAATGGGGACATGAACCATCAACAGGTATAATCTATCCTGAAGGTATTGCACCTGCATTTGAAACTACAACACAAACAATAGATGGTGAGTTTGATGTTGACATCAGAGTACATTTGAGTTTTGATATCATGGTACATCGTGATTGGATACCACCACAGGTTCCTGACGATATACGTGAATTAGGCATAAACATTAGATTCTATGCAGAAAGGTACACACCTGCAAATAGTGAAACTACATTGATCAGACCTTTATATATTTCACTTAGGCCTTCAACTATGTTCGGTGAGCCACACGTAATCAAGTTCACTAGAATTAATGAGTTGAATCCTGCAAGACGTAGAGAGGTGATTGAGTGAGATTACTTAATATACAACCGGATACTACACTAAGGCAACTGAGTGACCGAGTAGGTGCTAGAAACATAGGTTCGTTTCTTAGTGTTAATTCGTTAGAACGGCAACCTCAAATAGGTGCGCAATTATTAGCTAGGCAGTCACAAGCATTGAGTGGTGTCAGGGTACCTACTGCAAGAAGAGCAATGATTCTTAATAGTACAACACAACACACAGATGTATTTGAGCGAGTTGCTCTATGTAGTGAGCGTGATTGGCGTGTGCTAGCTGCTACCGGTTCATTACTTAGCACATTAGTTATACCGGCTGCTGTTAGTATATCTACTGCGGCAGATGTATTAGGTAACAATATACCTGTACCTTCTGTAATATATGATAGAGCTATGCGGTCATTACTAGAAACAGACAGAGTCAATGATCAAGTATTCAATGAGTTTAGTACAAGAAGAGATGCACAGGTTGTTAATGTTAGTGAAATTGAACCTATAGCTCAATGGTTCCCAATTCCTTGGGGAATGATAACATTGCATTCTACACTTGGTGATGACCATCTAGACATACCTTGTTATCCAGAGGAGTTTGATGATGGTATAACTGCAACATATGATACAATGCCAGATTTATTATTCCAGTATGAACCCTGGCAGATCTACAAAGGATCAGGTCCTAGGGTCAACACATATGAGTTCACAATGCATAGAGATATGTGGTCAGGTAATCATCATGACGGTAAATGTTATGAATTAATACAATATTGTAAGGCAAACTGCTATGCAGAGTTCAGAGGGGCTGCAGTACATACTGCGATAGTTACATTATACATTGCTAGCAGAGTGGAGATACGAGGTATAATGACTGCTTGTAATGTGCACTGGTTTGGTCCCATCGGTCAGGATGGTCAACATCTAGCATGTAAGATGTCTATAACTATAGTGGAAGTAGCTGAGTATCCGTTGAATTATGCAAGGGTGCGAGCATTGAGGCAGGTGTAGCGTGATGCAAGAATTGTGGAAACCTGTTGTAGGTTGTGAATGTTATGCGGAAGTTAGCAACCTAGGCCAAGTACGTACTTTACCTAGAATTGTGCAACGCAAAGATGGTAGGTTACAATCAGTGAAAGGTAAGATTCTAAAACAGACACCAATTAGTAAAAAACTTGGTGATTATGTAGGTGTAGGATGGAGTGTCAATAGTAATTCTTATGGTGGATTAGTTCATAGGATTGTTGCAGAGGCTTGGATCCCTAATCCTAATGATTTACCACAGGTTAATCATAAAGACGGTAATAAGCAGAGATGTGAAGTTAGTAATCTTGAATGGATTACATCTTCTGACAACCAAAAACATGCATATGCTACAGGATTACGTCAACCTGCCAGTGATGCTATAGCTAACAGCAGTAAAATACAGTCACAATCAAAATCAATTCGTTGTATAAGTAATACCACAGTGTATAGAAGTGTTAGAAGTGCTGGTACATTACTAAATTTACCTAGCAGTTATATTGTTAAATCTGCTAATCTACATCAACCAGTTACATATAAAGGTGCACAGTATCAATTTGAATGGATTAGAGGTGTCAATTAGTTTATGAGTGATAGACCTTTTCGAGATGAACGAGGTTTTTGTAATCATTGGCAGGCAATGCTTGATAGAGATGCAGAATTACGTGAAGAACGTGAACGTCGTCGTCAAGCAGCGATAGATGCAGGTAGAACTGGATGGGAACATACAGAAAGACCTGACAGATTACCTAAGCCGATATATTATGACACCTTAATACCTTTTCATACAATTGAGCATGAAGGTATACAACACATGGTAGCTAAGGATTTTAACCATATAAGCCGATACAAAGGGTTAAGGCAGATAGGTCACTTTCCTTTTGATAATGAGAAAAGATTTGTAACACTTGAGATACCTAACCCTATATTTTCACAGGCTCCTTATTTCACCTACAAAATATCACATGCCGAACAAAATCGACTTGATTTACTTGCCTATAAATTCTATGGTTCAGCTCAATACTCTTGGATTATTTCATACTTCAATGAAATAGAAGATGGATATACAGTACATGAAGGTCAAGAAATAAAAATACTTAAGAATTTTACTGACTTGTTTAATAAGGGTGAAATGCTTGCACCTGTACCGCCGTTCTCTTTAAATCTTGGCGTTGAATGATGATGCATTAGTAATAGGTACTTAACTAACCTTCAATATTGTTAGAGGTGCTGCCAATGTGTGATTGTGACGAAACATGGGTTGATGTAAAAGGTTATGAAGGAAGGTATAAAGTATCAAGTAAGGGTCGCGTATTTACTATTGAGCATCAGATTAGATTTGAAGTTAATTGCTCTAAACGAGGTAAATTCATGTCAAAACGTACAGTGCCTAGTGGGTATAGGTCACCTGAAATATGTGACGGTTACCACAGAATAGGTCTACCTGTTAGTAATGACGGTTTAACTATATTGAATCGAGCAGGCCAAGTACATAGATTAGTAGCAATACATTTCATACCTAATCCTGATAACAAATCTGATGTAAATCATTTGAATGGTGTGAAATCTCATAATTGCAGTAATTGTAATTTAGAATGGTCTACAAGGTCCGAGAATATAAAGCATGCATATGCGATTGGATTACAAAATAATAATGTTGAACGTTATAGAAAAATTCAAGCTTCACATTCTGCAAACATCGCTGCAGGTATATGGCCTAAAGGTAAACTCATTATTTGTAAAAATAATGGTGTAGTATATAAGAGTAGAACTGAAGCATCAAGGCAATTAGGTATATCATTACAGCAGATATACTCCTCACTTGAGCGTAATGGTAATCCACCTGCTATAGAGCGTCGTGCTATTGATAAGCGCTACGATTTTATGAGATTAGAATAGAGGTGTATAATGGATATACGTTCTGCTGATTTCACTACAATAGCTAGGTTAGGTTGGGAGAATGACATTGCAAACGGATTTACTATCAACTACCCTCAACCTACCAGGTCCATTTTACGACCTACATTAGCTGATATAATACATGGACCACATCCACATACTCAATATAGATTATTCAAATTTGACATAATCAATGACAGGATATGTGATTTAGGTAGAGTCACACCTGCACATCTAGCTGCACTTTTTGTCAATTATCAATTTCTACCTTCTTTAGGTAGATGGGCTAACCGTAAACATAGAATGGTATATCAATTAGGTACTATACCTCCTAATACTGAAACTCAGAATAATCTTAATATCACAGATCAATATCGTAGATGGTTCAGAAGAGATATAGAAGCGTTGCTAGGTGAATCAAATACAGCTACTAATGTAGGTGCAAAGGTAACTGCAATACCGGCTTTCAATTTAATTGATGGTGTACTTGTCAATGTGATCTTTATCAACGGTAATACACATAATACACCTACACTGAATATAAATGGTACAGGAGCAAGAGAAATATGGCGCAATGATAAGCGAGTAGGTGAGAGATATCAAATCATAAAACCAGGTATAATACTTGAATTGAGATTTGATCAAGAAAATAACAGGTATGAAGTTACAGATAACAGACCTGATATCAGTTACCTTACATGGATTATACCTGAAGAAGTATTAAATGTATTCAGAAACATGCGAATAATTAATCGTAATGGTAGAACGTGGTTTCAACAAATTCATACTCAATTTGAATATGAAATTGAAAGGTTGAATTAATATGCAACATCCTGTACCTATACAACCTACCTATAGACCTACACCCGCTAGAGATAAGATACGAAATGCTTCTGTACCTCAACCTACAAGAGCATCTATAAGACAGGATGCGTTGGAGTGTGGACGACGTAATGGTCGTGAACTTGTAGATAGATTACTATTCATACATCTTAATGACATTGGATTTTTTCAAGAAAATGAAAAACAATCCGGATTCCAATATTTAACTGATGTACTTGAATCTTGCTTCACTGACGGTTTACCTGATCCACATAATATAGGAATTGAAGAAATGGAGACTATTGATACACTTGAAACTGATGATTTTGTCAGGTGGAGGGTCAATTTAGACATTATACGTGCTGTTAAGTCTGCTATTGACTTAGCTGATGAGTTGAGAATTGGGGTGATGTAGTTGCCTAAGAGCGCAGCATTTTGTAACTTTATTATCGCTGGACTATCAATCACAGATTATGGTTTGATGATTCCATCACCTTTTGCACAACTTACACTGAATAATAGCGAGATACATAGTATGACTAGCTGGACACTGAATGTAACCGTAGGTGGAGATTATACAAAGAAAGTCAATGCTTCGGCATTTGAAGCATTATTGTATAGTGCAGCTCAAGCTGCAACACAGTATCCTACTGCATCCGGTATACCTGTATCATTCATGTTTGGTTGGTTAAATGATAATGGTAATGTAGCTGAATATTTATCTTATCAAGGTTTTACAATAAATTTCAATGTTAGTGCAAGCGGTTTATTCATGAATTACACTATTACTGGTTTTGCTTCAGTTGCAATGCAAGCTAATATGCCGGTATTACGTGTACCGCCTGTTCGAGGTATAGTTCAACCGTCAGCTGTATTAAGGGCGCTTGCAGTATCTTCTAAAGCTACATCTTACTATGAACTAGATATTGACCATAATGATGCACCTACACTTGTTAATCACGGTCAACTTACTACAAGTTTCAATAAATATGTACGAGGTACACTTTCTGCTGATGATAACTATGATGATTTTCCTGGATTACTTCCACTTTCTAAATCTGTTAATGCATCAAGAGATGCAGGGGGTTTGAAACCTAAATTTAGATCGCTAACACAAATACTGAATAATTCAATAATAACACCTATTGGTGAGTTTTTTCAGAAATCATTACAAGACAATACACCACAGATTGCATCATTTTCATATTGGGTAGATGAGCCTACAATGACTAGACCTGGTACTATACATTATAAAAGTAATGCCGGATTGACCACAACACATAGTGATGAAGTATTACAATATGGTACCTCAAACACAAACATATTCTCAATTAGTGGAAGCTATAGTGGTGTAGCATATAATATAGGGGAAATGCGATTTTCACAAGTAGGTTTCGCACTAGACGTGAGTGGCAACACAGTAGTGCAAGGTGCTGAGGTTGTTAATAGTTGGAGTAGTTCGCTAGCGAATGTGTTTCAATCTGCTAATATTATAAATGACGTCAATGCGGTGGCAACACAATTTGCAGGTGATTTTACATTACAAATACCCGGTACAGTTAAAAAATATAATGTAGCTCAGCCGGTATCGTTATTAGTAATGACAGGTAATACCTTATCACCTATCACAGGTATATACAATATCTGCTCTGTATCACATACTATATCAAACACGTTTGTAACTACATTAAATATAAAACGTATGGCAATGAGTTCAGCTAATCAAGTGGCTACAGCTCAACGGGTATTCGTTGCTGGTAGTGCAGGTATACCTTCAAGTGCATTGACACCTACACCAAATGTGTTGAGTACACATAGAGTAGATTTCGGTGTAATGCATCCTACATTTGAATCAATGGCGGGATAACATGAAAATACTTAAACCGTATAACAACGATGTACGTAAAGGGGATCTTAATCCGGGAATTGATATAGCTACTAAAGATGTTATAACTTTTGCAGGTGGTGTAGTTACAGATATAGGTAAAGATGTATCAGGTAGGATAGCAATAACAATTCAATTTGACAGTACATGTTCATTACGATATATGAATCTTACATCTACTAGACTCACTTTAGGCGATAAAGTTCGCAAGGGTGAGTCTATTGGCACTACGAATCCAAGATTACATTTTGAGCGTTTAAGTGCGGTACAGGGAGACTCAACACACCCAGTTCGTATAGGAAGTATGACTCACTACAAAGTAGACCCAACTTCGATTGTAACAGGTGCTGAAGTTATTGATAATAGTGATATTTGGTATGCAAGATTAACTTTGAGTGTTGCACATCCTGCATCACAGATAAGTATTTGCCCTCCGCCTCCTAACGATGAGGATATGGATGGTGCGGGTTCTGCTGGTGAGTATCTAGAGGAGCTTGCTAAAGAAGGGAGGCAGCCATGAGAGGTGCACTTACTGCAATTTCACGCGGTATCGCCGAAGCTAGTGGTGGACCACCACATGCAGGTGCTAATAGTAACTTACCTGAAGTAAGAGTTCTAACTAGAAATGAGTTTGCAGATCAAGTTGGTTGGAATGGTACTGCTGACATTATAGATGTTCGTACAAATATTACATATCAAATTCGAGGTGTAGTTGATAGATCGTACCATCATTCAGACTTTCAACCTGCTACTGAAAATGATTGTAGAGCAATGCGTCAAGCTGCAGGTTTAGCACCTGATAGAGTGAACTCTACTAATGTAGCTGATTGGACTTGGAATGCACGTCCAGTTTTAATTAGACCTGAAGGGGCTACTATTTGGACTGCTGTATCACTACATACATTTCCTCACCATATAATTGTAGCAAGTGGTTTTTACCCTGTTAGAATTGTAGATAGGAACGACCCTAGAATACGAAATGCTTCAGGTGGTTGGAATATTGGTTCACATTTCTGCTTACATTATTATGATACAATTACATTAAGAGGTGCACCACCTAATGACTATGTTAGGTCAATGCATAATGCTGTTGTAGAGGCTGGTCAAGCAGGTCGTAGTGTTGACTTAACACGGTTACAAATGGCTTCTCCGGGTCTCGGTGATGCTATTATGGTTATGAGCACAGCGGCATTAAATACTTTAGTTGATATTGTTGTACCTACTGATATCAGAAGACCTGAACCTCCACAAGTTATAAGGCAAGAAAGATTTGTGCTTAAATTCTATACAGATCCTGCAAATGAATTATACAGTAAATTTAGACTTGAAGCTTACGCTGATAAAGTACCGTTTGTATTACTACCTTCTGGTTTCAGAGTAGGAGCAAAACCTGCAAGAGATTTTGTTGGTTATTGTGCAGTTCTTGTAGATAATGAAACAGATAGTGCTGTATCTTGCATTGTAGGCGGAGTATCTCGTGGTAATCGTGCTGAATATGTTTCAGCTAAAGCGGGCTGGGAGATAGGTGCTGAGCCTGAAAACATAACACAAATATACACACCACCTATGAGCGGAGATTTCACCATTGCAGTATTCACTGATTTTGCACCTGAATGGGATGTTGAATCAGATTTAACTAGTCAGATAGAATCTGAAACAGCAAAAAGGTTAGCTGCAAGTGTATTACATCTTAATCAAAACGCAATGGCTAATCATATGAGTGGTGGATACATGTCACCTATGAATATAGACCCTTCTTTAATTGAAAAATATGTTATTACTATAGATAGAAATACACCTAACTTGAATTATAGTAAACTTCGTGATTTAGGTGTAATAGGTGTTTGTATTGAAGCTGGTTGTACTCAGTCTATGACACATACACCTAGATCATTTAGAAATCCTAAATTAGAGGAACAAGTAGCGTCAGCTCAAGCAGCAGGATTAGAATTTTCATTATTCATGTATGCAAGGGCTCGCACTACATTAGAAGTGGAACGAGATGTGGAAGAACTTGCTAGAGTGATACGAATTATAACACCAAAGTTAGGTATGTGGTTGAAGCTTCAATTAAGCAGTGGTAACAATGATGAAATTGTAGATGAATATTATAAGCGATTAGTTAAGTTAGGGTTTATTGGTAGTTTAGGTTTCTATTGTGGAAGGAACCAGCTTGAGCAAATTAATTGGGAGAGGCATAAGGATAACTGGTTATGGTGGAAAGTTGAGGGTATTGATGATATAACTCGACTTGATGATTTACTTACACCGCAATTTTTCATGTTCACTGAGGAGGTGTAATATGAGTAATCGTCTTCCTTATGCGGGTCAAGTACGTGTAACAAGTCCACAGCAGCGTAGTCGTTGGGGTAGCCCTCATAATGGTATAGATCTTGTAGGTCAAACTTCTAAAATTCTATATTCTACATGTACAGGTGTAGTTGAGTCTGTTGGATGGATGAGCAATGATTCAAGTTGGCAAACACACATCATAGGCGGTAATTCACATAGATCACAAGGTAGAGGTTTCGGCTATTTCATTACTATACGAGAAGCAAATTCAAACAGGCAGCATTTTTATGGTCACATGGCTGCTGATAGTGCAACTGTTGTTGTAGGTCAAACTGTACAAATGGGTGCACAAATTGGTCTTGAAGGCAGCACAGGTATGAGTACAGGCTCACATTTACATTATGAGGTAAGGCCACATGGTATGCCTGGTAGTGTCAATACTTCAGCCGCGTTTCTTGGTGTCCCTAATGAAGTAGCTACACATACAAGCGGTTTAGCTACATTTCAAGGTACAAATAAAGCAGAAGGATTCATGCCTGTAACACAAGAGCATAGAGTCATATCCATGACGAATCGAGAAGCAATGACTGCTGGTGTGAAAGCAGGCAGATTTACAATCATAGATCTACTTACAGGTTCACAATATGATATATTTATAGGGTTTCCACCAGGTGACAGGCACAGTGATTTTACACCTATAGGTGAACGTGACTCTAATCAGATGTTACGTAATGCTGGAGGTACATGGAATTGGAATGGTAGACCTGCAGCGTTATTAGTAGAAGGTAAACTGATTGCTTGCGGCATACACAGTTTTCCACATGGTAGTATAATGTCCGGTTCAAGCTACCCTCGTGGTCGTAAGATTGGTAACGGTATCACAGATAAATCAAATACACGACCCGCAAATGGTTGGACTATAGGCGGACATATGTGTCTTTACTTTAGAGATTCAACAGGTGGTACACCTGGAGCCTTAGCTGCTGAAAGGGACGCAGCTAGTATGACATATAAAGGTGGATTCAGCTCATTTGATGGAAGTATATCAACTTTGCATCAACCACTATTTACAATACATAATACAAGAGAAGATGCAACAATGAGGGAAGTAGGAACCTTAGATTCAAGGTATAAACCTTCTATAAATATGCTACCAAATAATCCTAAACTTTCTGTAATCAATTATACATCAATGTTAAGTAAAATGTTCAGTGGGGGTCAACCACAATGTACCTTCATGGATGATTTTGATGTATCTTCATTAGCTTCAGATACCATAATTGGGAACCTACCTCAGGTGGCAAGAAGGATGGCAGAATATTGCCTTGGTAGGGGATTGAATCGAGCAGCTACAGCAGCCATATTAGCTAATATTGAAGCTGAGTGTGACTTCAGAATTGATTTAGTAGAAAGAGGTTTCACTATTGCAACAGGTGCCGGTGTAGGTATCATGCAATGGACTAATCATCCTAGAACTAGTTCTGAAGGTAGAAGTACTGATATGCGAAAGGCAGTACCTGATTGGACTAGAAATTTGACAGCTCAATTAGACTATATGTGGGGTGAACTTACAAATAGTTTCTATGGTCCAAGGGTACTTGATCCTATGAGGCTTGTACCTGACACTGAATCAGGATTAGCGGATGCTACAAGTATATTCCTTCATCGTTTCCTTATACCTTGTGTTCACGGTCAAACTAATGGTTGGAACAATATACCACACGGTAACACATCAAATCATTGCCATTTTGATTTGAGATTTAACGGTAGAGGTGATAGATACGGTGCAAGAGGCATATTTCGAGAATTATGTACACAACAAGGTTCACAATTTTGTCAATGTAGTAATAACATTACAGCCGGTGGTTCACAAGTAAGTGGTATATCGTTAGGGTCATTATTAATAGATAATGTGTTATCACGTACATGTAATCAATGCGGCAAACCAACAAGGTGATAAAATGGTAACTTTCGGCTATGCAATTAAGCATAACTACACAGCAGATGGTACACTGCAAATTCAAGTAAGAATACCTTCTATCCATGGGCCGTTCAGGCTATCAGACTATGGTGGTCAGCCTGTAAGAAACTACACAGCAGAGGAAGATTTACCATTTTATCCATCATTGATATTGCCTCATCTACCAAGATATGGTGATGTAGTTGCACTGACATCGTTAAATGAAGGCAGGATAGATTTTATGGTAATGGGTTTAACAGGTGGGTCACATAGTACAAGTGCTACAGGAAGTGGAGGACCCGTACAATGAAGACAATGAGTTTATCATTTCCTGCGATGTTTGATGTAAGTAGAAATCAAGTTGGAGTATTTCATGATAATGATTCCATTGTTAATCGTACAAGGTTACTAATAATGTCTGAAGTAACTTCTTTGTATGATAATCCAAATTTTGGTGTAGGATTGAAACGCCATTTATGGAAATATAATACACCTAATGAGCGTGCACTGATAGGTGAACGAATTAGAGTTCAGTTGGAATTACATGAACCTTGTGTAGACTCTGAAAAGACACAATTTATGCCTGGGTTAATTACAAGTGGTAACTTAGGTGAGTTCCCACAGCATGAATTCAATCAAGTTAAGATGACCTGTGGTCTGCAAACTATATATAATGAAGAGCTAGAAATTACAGATTTAGGTACAATAAGTGTAGGCGGGGAGGTACGTGATTAATGAATACTAGAATGGATAGAGGTAGAGAGCCGCTTACGGGGTTATTGAAATATAGTTCTCGTGATTATGAAAGTATAATGTCAGAATTTTGGGCGATTGTTCCGACACTTACAGAATTATGGAAACCTGAGGCATCAGCCGATCCAGGTGTAGTACTTAGTAAATTTGTAGCAAGTGTAGCAAATATGCTTGGTGTGAATCTGGATTGGATGGCCAATGAAATATTTGGACCATCAGTTACACAAAGGAAAAATGCTGAACGTTTGTTTGCATTGATAGGTTACAGACTGGGTTGGTATACAGCAGCTCGTACCGAAGTTACATTTGTCAATAGCGGTGATGAGTCAATGACTTTGAATTTCGGGTTCAATGGTAGTAACTTTTCTACACTTAACGCATACACAGACATTACAGGACAACCCAGAGTTATTACATACAATATACTTCCTTTAACTAATAGATTTGGTGCACCTGATTCTCGTAGTAGGCGTCAAATAGTGAGTGAGTCATTCAATACATTCTCATCTGATGATTGTGAAATTTTGCAATCAGGTCAAAGTGTAACAAGAGTAGCTGTTGAAGGTGAATTACGAAGTTACTCTGTATCGGTTGCACAAATTAAAGAGAACAACTATACTATACGTATACCTTCACAGCATTTAGATACAACAGCTGTTTGGATAAAAGCAAGACCTTCAAGTCAAGGTTCAATGGATAATAGTCAATTCTTGCCTACACGCTGGACACAAGTTAACTCACCTGCTGATTTTATTGTACCTGAACCAAGATTCGCTGTAACATATGATGTATATTCGAATGCACAGCTCACAGTAAGTAATTACCTTAGTCAGCTAGATAATTATGATGCAAATTGGTTAGTAGTATATTGGGTTGATACAACAGGTGTGATAGGTTCAATAGGACCTAACGTATTAACTAACTTCCTTCCTGCTTGGCCAGGTAAGAATCACTATGATCCTGAATACCTTACAATATCAAATCTATCAAATACAGTAGAATTACCTCATACAAATACTATAACAGGTAAGAGCCCTGAGACTGCAAAACAAGCATATATTAATAGTCGAAATTTTCATAATACATGGGACAGTCTTATAACATTACCTGATTTTAATAGATTCTTAGGAAGAGAGCCTGGTGTTGATACCGCATTAGTTATTGATTGCCAAAAGGCATTAGAAATAAATCTTGCAATATATCATGATGATAATCTAACTATATTACAGAAAGCAAAGAAGTATATTGGACCAGGTGATTTACCTCTTCTAGATGAACCAATGTTTGACTGGAAGGAGATTTTGCAACTTGGGTTTAATCCTGAGGATCCTCTTAGATTTATATTCCAAGCAGGATTCAAAATATATGAAGCTTTTTGCTTCGGTATTCACAATGATTTCAATCATAGTAACTTTGGAGAAGGAAGAGTAAGTAACGTCATAGTTTCACAACGAGATATTGAAATACCTACAGAGTTTGTTGAAAATGCATCTAGACATTTATTGTCAGCAGATGAACGATTTATAAGAACACAAGGTCTTAGAAGGTCTTCTGTGAATGTTCAGATGCGTACAAGAGGTACACAATTTATTCAGTATCGTATGCCGCCAATGTTTGAACAAATGATTATTAGAGATTATGAACCATTACAAGCAATGACTGTGAAACTTAGATTCTGTTTTGCTAGATTATTTCCTTGGTTTGTTGTAGGTCAAATTTTTCCTAAGAATCCTGTTACACCGGATGTAGGTCGCAATATTATTAATAAAGTAAAAGAAGATCTTGCAATCTACTTTGCACCTGCGAATCGTAGATTCGGTGTAATGCCTACAATGATGGAAGTAGTAAACATAATACAGAATGCAGACACTCGAATTGATTATTTCAAAGCAGGATCAACAAGTGATCATACAGTGATTAGGTGGCATAATTGTGACATTGATTTCTTTAATCCAATAAGTTTTGCTCGTTACACCGATCTAGGTGATACAGCTCAAAATCTTATCATTGCTCCTGAAATGCAACTAAGGTAGGATATAACATGGCAGTATTAGCAACCGGTAATTGTTTACATTGTAACAGAAATGTAGGTCGTAACCATACTATACCTTGTCAATGGTCTGGTACAGTTACACCTGCACAAACTGTTGAGCAATTATGCTTAGTTAATCCATTCCAATGTTGGGTATTTTTGACACCAGATTCACCAGGTCGTTGCAATAATTTACAATGCCCCCGCAGATTATCAAATAGAGATCAAACATTCGCTGCTGCTACTTCTACAGGTGATAGTACAGATTGGCGTATAAGAAACAGACCTTCAAATCATGTATTGATACGTTCAGTTACATTATTAGTGAATCATAGTGCTAATAGAGGGTTACTCTCATGTGTGTGGGAAGGTGAGCTTGAAGCACCTGTAAGGAATCATTTTACAAGTAGAGGGTTCACTGTGACAGGTGAGCATATTACAAGTGTTTTGATACCGGGTGTATCTAGTCCCTATAATCCTCATACAGTACTTCGTCGTAGGTGGAGAATTGCTTGGGGTACAGTTCCACCTCCACCTCCAACATTTACTGTTGGTGTAGCCGAAATACAAATCGATACTACTAGTATGTCACGTTCATTTACTGTCGGTGGTACTGCTACAGGGGTGATCACAATTGATACTTGGACTCCCGCGTTACCTTCAGGTATAACTGCAAGTATTTCTGTAGTTGGTAACACAGCTACAATGACATTTACAGATTCTAGACCATTAGGGTCGGAAGCTGTTAATTATTCCGGAATGGTTGTGCTGTCTAGGCAAGGTGTGTCTGCATTACCTCCACTTGGAGTCAGTATAATACTCAATCCAATCATTACATTCCAGGTTTTAACTAATTCAATTACAGCTAATGCAACTATCATGTCACCTGTTATAGTTGTCGGTGGTACTGCAACTGGACCAATTACAATGAGTAATTGGAATCCTGCGTTACCTTCAGGTATAACTGCACATGTAGCTATTTCTGGATTAGTTGTAACTGTAGTGTTTGTCGATTCCAGACCTATTGGGGCACCTAATGTTAACTATTCTGGTACCGCTAGTTTAACAAGGGAAGGTATAACTGCATCACCTTCACTAGGTGTTAATATAATGTTAGATGCGCTTACTACCTTTGAATTGTTAACTGAATCTATTCTAATTAATGTATCTAATATGGCAAGGAATATTACGGTAGGTGGTACTGCTACAGGAGCTATTACACTTGTTACATGGATACCGGCTTTACCTGTCAATGTATCTGCAAGTATTTCAGTTACAGGTAATACAGGTACATTAACATTCACTGATACACGACCTGCAGGTTCCGCTGCTGTTAATTACAGCGGTTCAGTAACATTATCTAGACAAGGTATTGTCGCATCTGCACCCTTAGATGTAGATATAGACTTAGCAGAAGTTGCAAGTTTTGATCTATTAACAAGTTCAATTTCAATTAATACAGGTAATATGTCATCTGTTGTAGTAGTAAGTGGTACAGCTACTGGTACAATAACACTTAGTAATTGGTCACCGGCATTACCTTCAGGTGTTACTGTTAGTATTATTGTCTCAGAGGATAATGTAAATATTATATTTGTAGATAATCGACCTACACCGTCAGCTGCAGTTAGCTGGACCGGTACTGTTATGCTAAATAGATCAGGTATTCAGGCAGGTCCATTGGATATTAGTATCACATTACCTCAGTTGTTTACATGGACTATAGATACAGATGAAATAGAGTGGCATCCGAATCCAATTAGACCACCTTCAGTTAATCTAATTGTAACAAGAATTAGTGAAACTGAGTTTGATACACAGATGACATTTGGATCAGGCACACCTGCAGGAAGATACAGTGGTAATCTTATACTTCGTAGTAGAGGTGTGATGAAGCGAGTTCCGTTCGGCGTTGATTATGATCCACCTCCAATCAGTTCTGATACTCCACATATTCATCCAATTATAGAATCAAAATATGAATTGAGTGGTTTAGTAGGTTTTGAGGGTACGTATGCTATTGATTTAGACTCTGATTTGCTTACAACAATTTTTGTAATGCTTAAATCTCCTTGTGCATTAGCACAAGCACTAGATCGCGAAGCTCGTACTAAAAAGAATTGTAGAGATCGTAAAAATATGTTACAACCTACTCCATCTGAAACAGTTAAAGCCAAGAAAGCCCATCAAGAATTTAGGCAATTGTTGATTGAGGGTGGTATTGACGATAAATGCCAATATATTGAGTCTCATTATTTCAGCATTAATGGGGAGTATATTACATTACCTTGTAATATGGTTGAAAACATATCTAAGTTACCTTGTGTTGCATATGTGTATCCATTCATGTCCGCTATAGTTGATAATGTTGTCGATAGAGATATTGTTGAACGTACTGTCAATTCTGCTACACCTTTCAGTATAGCTAATTCTGTATTTGCAGATCCGACTAGAATGGCACCTAATGCACGATCTCAATTTGGACTTGAATCTATATGGAGTGAGATTGATGGTTCAGGTGTAAACGTTGCAGTAGTTGATACAGGTATTGATCCAACACACCCTGAATTTGCTAGGTTTATAGTTAATGGTAACATACCCGGGTATCAGTGGCATCCAGTTAATCCTCCGTTACCTCCAGGAGGTGTGCTGCCTGGTATCAATTCTTGGGTACCTGGTATCAATAGCCAAATTGAGCCTCTAAATGGTATGGATCACGGAACACCTACAACAGGTGCAGTTATATCTATGGCACCTAATATTAATTTGGTAGGTGCATTTAATGGTTTATTGTCAATGAGTGGCGGTGTAGTGGATAGGCCAGGTTTAAGTATGATAGGTGCATGGGAAATTGCAGCTGCTGATGCTAATGCAGATATCATTATCTCATCTATAGGTTATCGACATATACACAGTCCCTTGAATCCAGTATCTGTTGTAATAACTAATCTTGTACTGAGTGGTCGTTCATGTGTAAGCTCTGCCGGTAATAGTGGTTCAGGTGCAGGTGGTAGCACTGTTTGGAGTTCTGTAACTGCACCTGTTAGTCCTTTAATGATTAATTTAGCTGCTGCTCATACATCTGCAAGTGATGCAGTTTGTGCTAGTGGTTGGCTTAGTATACTTGATACAATAATGGCATATTCTAGCAGAGGGCCTGTAGGTATTACCCATCAAATCAAGCCTGATATTACAGCTACTGTAAATACTTGGGCTCCTGATGTAAATAACCAATACCGTGTATTTGGTGGTACTTCTAACGCCTCTCCTATACTGGGAGGATTAGCTGCATTATTGATGCAAAAGTATCCTACAGCAACTCCATGGGAGATAAAATCACGATTAATGAACACATGTAGGAGATTACTAGGCACACAATTTTTTACACAATCTGCATTTACAATAGGTGCAGGTCATGTTGATATACGCAGAGCATTAGATGAACTTTATTTCGTTACTGTAGATCAATTGATACCTG